CTTGAGCTTGAATGTGCAGAATGGGAAGTATTAGTAGAGAGATTTATTGACTTAGTATAAATAATATTATGAGAGAAGAGGATAGGAATATAAATGAAGCTTATTTAAATCAGGACGGGGTCGGCCTATCGCAGCAGCGCGACGATAAGAATCTAAAGTTTAGACCTGAGTATGATATTAAAAATAGTAACTATAAGAATTTTAAAGGTATGAATGACGGTGCTAAAGTTAGCGATGCTAGAATGCCGACCGGTCCTGATTTATCCTCTGATGAAGAGAAAGAAGTATCAGGTTACATATATAATTCTGAAACAACTAAGATTACACCAGAAAATCCTGAAGTAATTGTAGTTGGTTTAGGTAGGTATAGATTAGATTCTTTAGAGAAGGATATAAGATCTAGTCTTAAGGCTTTATTTGATGATAGTATTCCTAATATTGTAAGCAAGATAACAGCTGAGAAAGCTGTTCTACCTCATAAAATTAAAGCATTAGATGAGATACAAAAGAAGATGGAAACACCAATGTATAAGCGAAAGATAACACTTGCAAAACGTAAAAGGTAGTATATAATTAATGTATGGTTAAGCTTCCTGTTACATGGGATACTATAGATCTATACGTAGATAATATATTAGAACAAATTAAAGATAAAAAGATCGATACCATCCTTGGTTTAGCAAGAGGCGGTATGATACCTGCAACTATGCTAGCATATAGACTGGGTAATAACAACCTACAGCAGTTAGGTGTTAGAACGAGAGACGTAGAAGCTACTCAATTTTATGGTAACCCCGTCCTATTTGGTAATGTATTGGTGGTAGACGATATAAACGATTCAGGTAAGACTTTTAAGGAGGCCGCTAAATATCTAGATTACCACTTTGATAGAGGCGAAATTAACGATGTTATCTTTAGCGCATGCTCGAAGAGATATAATACAGAGTGGCCGGAAGGTATATATGGATCTATTATTGAAAATGATGACTGGCTGGTCTACCCGTGGGAATAAATATTAATAGTGAAGAGTAGAGCATTCCATTTTGAGATCAAAGATATGGTGACGCAGTTTATTGCGGCATTTGATGATATTGTTATAGGTAGATATAATAAGAATAGAGACGAGCTCGATAAGATTGACGTCAGATATGTGTACGCTCCTAAAGAGAGAGTAATGTATGACATTATCAATGAGAATAAAACCATTACATTACCTGTAGTGGCTGTTAGTATAAAGAGTGTAGCACGAGATACGACCCGTGTTTTCAATAAACTTGATGGGTTCTATTACTCAGGTACGAGCGGTGAAGAAAGAACATCTCGCCATGTTAAACCACCGGTACCTGTTAATATTAACTTAGGCGTATCTATATTAACGAGATATCAAACAGATATGGATCAAATCCTAAGTAACTTTATACCATTCTCTAATCCCTATGTTGTTATATCGTGGAAGGTACCTAAAGATTTTAATTTATCGACCGATCAAGAAATAAGGTCAGAGGTATTATGGGATGGTAATGTAGGTTTAAATTACCCAACAGAATTAAACGGGTCTCAAAAAGCACGTATAACAGCTGATACAAACTTTACAATCAAGGGCTGGATGTTTAAAGATGTAGATGACCCTGTAGGTAATATATTTTATATTGACCAGAACTTTAATGCCGTAAATCTTATTAGCGGTTATGAAAGTATGAAAGATGAAAATTCTCCTACTGAATCTTTTGAACTATCTGGCTCTCCTCATATTACAGATATATATTTTAATGGTGTTAAGATGTTCGATGATGTTACTCTTACATCATCGCAAGTAAGTACAGCGAGCGCCGGAACTGTTTTATTAAATGGTACTGGATTTGCTAATACAGAAACGGTTTTAATTAGTTCAAATAATAGTAGCATATATACTTCGCTTACTTCATTATCAGCGACTACTAGGCAACCTGCAATAAGCGGTCAATCTATACCTTTTACTATTGTAAATGATAATACTATAACCTTTACAACGCCCGTTCTCTCTGGTGGAGATGGTGCGATTGATGATATTAGATTTATACCATATAATAAAGCTGGCTATTCATTTAGCGATTTAACTTTAGAAACACAAACATTTAGCGGTAATACGACCTTTATTAAGATAGCTTCTTCTCCTCATATTACAAGTATTTCTTATAATAGTGTTCAGATGTTGGACAGTCTAACGACAGAACTCGATTCGCTAACTGCACAAAATATACTTTTAACCGGTACATCGTTTAATAGTACAGAGGGTATGTTACTGAGTACAAATCAACCTCACCTATATACTAGTTTAACAGCTCTGTCTGGATTTATGAGACAGCCTGATATATCAGGTCAACCTATAACTTTTTCAGTTATAGATGACAACACTATTTCATTAACATTACCAAAACTTAATAATGAATTTACTATAGTATCAGGCGGTACGGAATCTAATGGGAATGCTATAGAGAACAATTTATACTTTGAAACATCAGGTACAAGTTTTGCAATTGTTTCATCAGACGTAGTAACATCGTTCGATCATCTGAGTACAGGTACTCTAGGGAACGGTGATGCTGGTCATTCGATAACTATAACAGGACCCTTTATAGGTGAATCTGTTGGTTATCGAAGTGTGGAGTTTCCTTTGAACGACGGTACCGGAGTATTTGCGAGTAATGGAGTTCTATCTGCAGTAAGCGTAGCTACACCACCAAATATATCAAATGTAGTTGGAATGCAAGTTTTTTATGACCATAATTATGGTAGTAGTGCTGTCGGCAATTACTTCGGACCGTATCCCCTTTCTGCAGGTCAGAAAATGACTATAAACAACACTCACCCGGCTGAGATTGTATTAATACCTTATAATAAGACTGGCTATTCAAATAGTGGTAATACATTAGAAACAGAAACATTTAGCGGTAATACGACCTTTATTAAGATAACTTCTTAATTAAATATTAATAGACCATGGCAGACGATAATAAAAGATCATTTTTTAATTCAGGTATTTTCAAAAATATTACAAATAAACTACCATATCAAACTCCTAATGCGAATGATATTATAGGTAACTTAAATCCTAAGTATGAAGTCTTTCAAGACACAGGAGTAAAAAGGACGGAAGCTTTAGCTGGTCAGTCTGTATTATATAACAACGATTATAATAATGTAGCGCCTGGTCAATTCGGAACAGAAACTCAATACGCTGAGTTAGTATATGCTAATATTGAAGAAAATAAAGGTGGAAGGCTCCGTGATTATAGAGTAATGGCTTCATTTTCCGAAATTGCTGATGCTCTAGATGAAATTTGTGATGAAGTTGTTAATAGAGATGAGAATGGGAAGATAGTTAATTTAGACTTTAGAGATACAATTTTAGAAGATAGTGATAAGGGCAAGATAACTGCTGAGTTTGACAAATATATTAACTACTATAATTTAGAGAAAAAGGGGTTTGAATATTTTAGACAGATGTTGATCGAAGGAGAAGTTTTCTTCGAACATATTATACATAAGAAGTATACCGATGAAGGCATTCTCGGTGTCGTACATCTACCATCTGATCTTGTAGATGCTGTATATGATAATATTCAGAACATGCTTATTAAAGGCTTTATATTACGTAAGCCAGTATTCGATCCTAATAAGCCGAATAAGGTAGAGAAGGTCGAGCTTGTACCGATGGATGATAACCAGGTATCATATGTTAATTCAGGTATATGGAATCAAGATAAAACTTTTAGATTGCCGTTTATAGAAAACGCACGTAGAGCATATCGTCAATTATCATTAGTTGAAGATAGTATTGTTATATATAGATTGGTTAGAGCTCCAGAGCGTCTAGTGTTTAATGTAGATGTTGGTAATATGTCTCCGCCAAAAGCTGAAGCTTATCTTAGAAAGCTAATGCAATCATATTGGTCAAAAAAGACATTCGATGTTAATCAATCTGGAGCTGTTCAAAAATTTAATCCTCAGTCAATGCTTGACTCTTTCTGGTTCGCCAAAAGAGCTGGTTCAGATGGTACTAATGTAACTCAGCTAGCTGGTGGTGCTAATTTAGGCGAACTTACAGACTTAATGTACTTCGTTAATAAGCTGTATAAAGCTTTAAAGGTGCCTACCAATAGGGTTAACCCTGAATCAACATTTAGCGACGGCCAGGAGATTCTAAGAGAAGAGCTTAAATTCGCTAAGTTTATTATTAGGTTACAGCGGCAATTCGCTAGCGGGTTAAAGAGAGGATTTTTAACACATTTAGAATTAAAAGGACTAAAAAAGAAATACTCTTTAAAAGAGTCTCAAATACATTTACATTTTAATGTACCTACTAATTTTTACGAGCTAAGAGAGAATCAAAAACTTGAATTAAAAACCACGACATATAATAATCTTGTTGCTAATGAATTTATATCAGCTACATACGGTCAAATGAAATACCTTGGCTGGTCCGAAACTGATATTAAAGCGAATAGAGAACTCCTTCGTAAAGATGCTGAGGTACAATGGGAATTAGCGCAGATTCAAGGCGCCGGTCCTAGTTGGAAAGATGCAGCTCAAGGCGCACCAGCTGAGGGTGGCGGTGTAGAGGGTGGCGCTGCTCCAGGAGAGCCGCCTGCATTCGGAGGAGCCCCTGCTGATACAGGCGAGGCTGCGGTTGATGATGCACCTGCTGCAGAAGCGCCACCAGAACCAGCAGTTTAAAAAATTAAGACTCTTTAAGTACGAGTACTAAACGATTCTTACCATCTACTACCTGTATTAAGGTTTTAGCCGGCGACGCAGCTTGCTGACCATTAATATATTCAGCTAATAAGGCCGGTTCATTTGCAATACTCTTTTCTCTTAGAGTAACTGTTTTACCGTATTCGTTAACGCGGGTGTAAGGTGCGACTGCTGATGCAGCCGGTACTACTGAAATGTGTATATCTCCTGATGCCATATTAATATTTATAAAAAACGTAGGTTATATACTGAGAGTATTAAATATTTTATAATGGCTAAATGCGATATAACACCTATTTCAGCTTTTCAGAGCACAAATCTCAATAGTAAAATTGATAATTTTGATAGACTTAGTGACCGGGTATTACGTTCTCTAGGGTATCCATTTGTTAATATCGAGATTCACCGCGATACTTTATATGAAAATATAAGCATATCATGTGAAATGTTTGCGAAGTTTGCAGGATATACTCAAGAGTATCTTTTATTTGATAGTGCATTATACGAAAAGAATAACGGTATTAGATTGGATCAGCTTTTTTCATTACAAAATTCTGACAATCTTTCACAACAAATTGAACATAATAACGAGAGCGAAGATTTTTCAAACTATAAAACAGATTCCGAAACACTTTATATATCAACCAGTGCGATACCGGGTAGTAATTTTACTTCTACATCTGCACTGTCTGCGCCGCTTCTAAGTGGAGTTTTTGAAAATCAAATATTCTCTGAAACTATCTATAAAGCAATAACAGGTTCTGAAATATTATCCGCTGGATTTGCTGATAATAGTTTATCCGGGCTGTTTATTACTAGCAGGAAAAATGAATTTACTAGGCAGGGGTCTAAAACTGGCGAAACTAATAACAAGTACATGAATAGTTTCGACTATGATGTTATGGATTATCGAAAAGTTATTGCCGTTCAAGATTTCGAAGAAGGCTCAACTACTGGCATTAATACGCTTTTTACAATAGAACAAACATTAGCGCAGCAAACATATTTTAGTTATGCAATGGGTAATTATGGTTTTGATTTAGTAAGCTGGTATGTTTTAAAAGACTGGTTAGAGATGAGAGAAAAACTTCTAGCAACTAAACGCAGTTATACATTCGACGATAGAACACAGACAATGAGAATGTACCCTCAACCGGATGCATCAGGTAACGGTGTAAGGTTTTATGGTGTTGTTAGCTGCTATGTTGAAAGACCTATCCGTGATATTATTAAAGAGCATTGGGTGTATCAATATTCACTCGCTTTAACTAAAATTGCTGTTGCTAATATAAGAGGCAAATACGGCAGTGTAACTCTCTTCGGCGGAGGTAGTTTAAACTCCGGCGATCTCATGAGCCAGGGGTTAGCAGAAAAAGAAAAACTTGAGACTGCTCTATACGAAGGTGCGCCAGGATTAGGTGATGCTGAACCCCCAATGTTCTTTGTCGGTTAAATGGGACAGGAAGCAGGCTATAACTATCTTAATACAGCATATACCGGTACTAGTGCTGCTAGTCTTTCAGGTATAGGTAGCGAAGCTTACAATATACATAAGATTATATCAGCAAACGATGTTGGGGTAGCTATGACAACTATAGAAGGCGAACAAAAGCAGATTATTTAGCTTCAAATACTTCTATTAGTTTTTGTATTATACCGCTAACATCATTAATATCAAGAGGTTCAGCACCCGACGACGTCTTATTAGATTTATTAGCTACAGGAGCTTCTGATTCATAATCACCGTATACATCATCTTCATCATCCCCTATCGTTAAATCTAACACTTCTTCTTCAACTGGCTGTTCAATCTCGAACGACTGATTTATGCATCCTATATCAGCAAGTATTACACTTAATAACTGATTAGTGCTTTGCTCTTCCTTACTTCTACCTACAAAATCTATAATTTCACTCTGAGTAAATTTACCTTTTAAATCTTTTAATGGAGCTTTATAACTACCGTAGCATAGATGTACAAGATACTGAACTGTAATCTCAGCTGAATCTTTTATCAAATAGTACGCTCCTTTTTTATTGATAGTAACTCCAGTGTCTGGTTTATCAAAGGCTATTTTCGCTGGCCTCATTAACTTACTTTGCCTTATATCACTATTCTTAATGATTTTTTCTTCAAATGTCATAACTATATTTATATCATATGAAGAAAGATAGAAGATTTAGGCAAGGTATATTTAAACCTATATATTCTGAAAAGTTTGTAGGTGCCAAAGATCCGGTATATAGGTCTAGTTATGAATTAAAATTTTTTAGATGGGCTGATACTAACTCTAATATACTAGCATGGGGGAGCGAGAATATAATTATACCATATACTAGCCCGTTAGATGGTAGAGTTCATAGATACTTTGTTGATAACTTTGTTATTTTTAAGGATAAAAATAACGTTAAGCAAAAATTTCTAATTGAAATAAAGCCTTCTTCTCAAGTAGCAAAGCCTATTAATGTTAAGAATAAACAGCGTCGCACTATACTATACGAGCAAAAGACATGGATTATTAATCAAGCTAAATGGAAGGCTGCGGAAGAATGGTCTAAGCGTAAAGGTTATAAATTTTTAATTTTAACAGAAAAAGAGCTAGGTATACGCTAAACCCTAGGAAATTGTTCCTTTCTTAATAAATAATTAGTACATGAGTTTAAACCTTATAGTAGAAACCCCGGCACCAAAAGAGTCCTTCGAGTATATCGTTGAAGAAGGTAATTCTAAGGATCAAAAAAACTTCTTTATTAAAGGGCCATATATGATGGCTGAGGGCGTTAATCGCAATAAAAGAATTTACCCGTTACAAGAGATGGAACGTGAAGTTAAGCGTTATGAAAAGATGATGGTTGAAACAGGCCGTGCAATGGGAGAGTTAAACCACCCGACTACTGCTGATGTTGATCTCGAAAGAGCTTGTCACTTAGTAACAGAGATGTCTCAGGATGGTAATGTATTTTACGGTAAGAGTAAAGTTCTATCAACACCAACAGGTATGATTGTTAGATCTCTTATCAATGATGGTGTAAGAGTAGGTATGAGCTCTAGAGCTTTAGGCCAGTTAATCCCGGAACATGGTGAAGAGGGTGTTAATAGGGTTAAAGATTTTAAACTAGTTGCTATTGACTGCGTTGCAGATCCTTCATTCCCCAAAGCTTTTGTAAATGGAATATTAGAAAGTAAGCAATATGTCGTTAATAAGTACGGTCAATTTGAAGAAGCCTACGACAATTTTGAAAAAACTATATCAACTATGCCTCTTAAAGGAAAAGATGAATTTTTAAGAAAACATATGTTGCAATTTATTAAATCCTTATAAATATAAATATGAGCAGACAAACATTAGATGTAAAGAAAGATGTTAAGAGTTTTATTAACAATATTATTGATAAAAACTATAGTAAAGCTCATGGGAACTTATCTCGCTCAATAGACAAGAAAATCAAGCGTGAGATTATAAATAATAATATAAACCTATTTTAATTATGAATATTTCTGAAATACTAAAAGAAGCAACCGACGGGGCAATTGATGAATCAACTCTTGCTGCAATTGAAACAGCGTTTGAAAAACGCTTAGAAGAGAAGACACAATTACATGTCGACAAAGCTCTTTTAGAACAGGACGAGTTATACACGTCTAAATTAGAAAAGCTATTAGAAGCATTAGATGCTGACCATACTACAAAATTAGAAAAAGTTGTTGAAGCATTAGATGCTGATAGAGCAGGTAAGCTTAAAGCTATCGTTGAAAAGTACGAAACAGCTTTAACAGAAGATGCTGAAAGTTTTAAAAGCGAGTTAGTTGAATCTATTTCAACATATCTCGACGAATATATCCAAGAATCTATTCCTACTGAAGAGATTAAAGAAGCTGTAAAGAATAAGAAAGCAATTCAAGTTCTAGCAGATCTTCGTACAAATTTAGCCGTTGACAGCGCTCTACAAAAAGAGAGCATTAAAGATGCTGTATTGGACGGTAAAAACCAAATAAATGAAGCTACCACAAAGCTTGAGTCTGCCCTTCAAGAGAAGGCTGTTGTTGAAGAAGAACTTAATACTATTAAGTCCAATCTATTAATTGAACAAAAAACAGCTAGTCTCGATGAGAGAAGTGCAAAGTATATTAAGAAAGTATTAGCAGGTAAGGACGCAGAGTTCATTGCTGAGAATTTTGATTATACTTTAAAGCTTTTTGAAAAGAAAGAAGTAAGCAGACTTGAGAGCTTAAAGGAGCAAGCTTTAGAGGACACTACTAAGGTAGATAGAGTCGTTGAAGAAAAGGTGGAAACACCTGTTTCAGATAATGGCTACATGTCCGAGCTAAGCAAATATTAATTTTATAATTGATTAGGCTTTCCTGAGTTACCTGGGTTAAAAGCCCTTGGGGTCGAAATAAAAAAATAAAGGAAAAATAAAACTATGAATTCAATTAGACCTTCACAGTCTTATATTGACGAATCAAGAGCAGCTTCTCTATTAGAGAAGTGGGCACCAGTTTTGGATTATTCATCCAAATCAGTTGCTCCCATCGAAGACAGCCATACTCGTTTAAACACTGCAATGCTATTGGAAAACCAAGAAGCATGGTGCTTGAATGAAGATAGCACTAGTGCTTCGCTTGGAAATGCTGTTGGAAATGGACTCGGCACCGTAGCCGGTGGCAATCGCTCAGGTACCCCTGGTACTGACAGCTATGCTCAAGGCGACGCCCGTCTACCCAAGATCTTGATTCCTATGATTAGAAGAACTTTTCCCGAGTTAATTACAAATGAAATCGTTGGTGTTCAACCAATGGCTGGTCCTGTTGGACTTGCATTTGCTCTCCGTTATAAGTACTCTGGTGAAACACTAGGTACTGGTATCGATGGCAAAACCGGAGGCGCACGCCCTGCGGGTGATGGCACTATAGGTGGAGCACTTGGATCTGCTGCTGAAGCAGGTTACCAAGAATTAAGAACAAGCTACACTGGTACTTCTGCTGGTGCTTTGTCTGGTCTAGGATCTACTGCGATCCCTGTCGGTCTTAGCTCTGTACAGCAAATTATCGGTGCAAACGACACTGGTGTCGCTGCTCTTCTTAAGAACTTCGAAGCAACTGGTAACATTCCTACAATGGAAGTCTCTTTCGAGAAGACTGCTGTTGAGGCTGGTACTAGACGCTTAGGTGCTCGCTGGTCAGTAGAACTCGAACAGGATCTCAAAAACATGAATGGTATCGATATCGATACTGAATTGACAAACGCTATGTCGTATGAAATTCAGGCCGAAATCGACCGTGAAATGCTTGTGAGAATGATCCAAGTTACTCTTGACGCAGGTCAAGGTATTGGGTTCTCTGTTTGGTCCCCTGCTTCCGCAGATGGCCGCTGGTTAGTTGAACGCAATCGTGATTTCTATCAAAGACTTATTATTGAAGCAAACAGAATCGCTGTGAGAAATCGCCGTGGTGCTGCTAACTTCATCGTCGCAACTCCTCGTGTTTGCGCTATCCTAGAGATGCTCCCTGAATTCCAGTGGGTACCTGTAGCAGGTAACGTAAATACACAACCTGTAGGTGTTGCGAAGGTAGGTAATCTTGGTGGTCGGTTTAATGTTTACCGTGACACAAGAACTGAAGGTAACAATATTGATGGTCCAACGCGTCCTGAGTACGCATTATTGGGCTACAAGGGACCTGAATTCTATGACACTGGTATAATCTATTGCCCTTATATCCCGGTTATGGTTCAACGCACAATTGGTCCTAATGACTTCGCTCCTCGTGTAGGCTTGCTTACACGTTATGGTGTTGTTGATAATATCTTTGGTGCTAACCTCTACTATCACACAATTCTTTGTACTGGACTCGGAGAAAGATTCACCCCCGGTGGTGATTCTATATACTTCTAAGAATTAATATAAGAATTAAATCAAAACTAAAGCCGTTACGTTATTCGTAACGGCTTTTTTTTATTTAAATGGCTGCGAAGGCTGGGATCGAACCAGCGACCAAGTGATTAACAGTCACCTGCTCTACCGCTGAGCTACTTCGCATTCTAAAATTTGCGTAATTTTATCAGCTAAGGATTTAAACCATTCTACATCGCAACCTCGTGTCGTTTCTGCTGCAGTGCCGATACGAATACCACTTGTTTCAATAAATGATCTCTTATCGTTAGGTACACCATTCTTATTTACAGTGATGTTATATTCTTCTAATAAGTCAGCAGCGTATCTCCCACTATAAGGCTTATCACTTAGATCGATTAATACAATATGTGAATCAGTACCGCCACATTGTACCTTAAATCCGTTCTTTATAAACACTTCAGCCATTGCTTTAGCGTTATCAATTACATCCTGCGCATACTTTCCAAACTCTTTGGTATCTGCCTCGACGAATGCTTGAGCTTTTGCTGCTACAATATTCATAAGAGGGCCACCTTGAGTACCGGGAAAGATTGCGCTATTAATCTTCTTTGAATATTTTTCATTATTCCAGAGAATAATACCGCCTCGTGGACCTCTTAAAGTTTTATGTGTAGTTGATGTAACAAAATCAGCATAAGGAATCGGTGATGGGTAAGCTTTACCAGCAATCAAACCTGAGTAATGAGCCATATCAACTAAAAGATATGCGCCGACTTTATCAGCGATTTCTCTAAATGTCTTAAAGTCAATTACTCCAGGATAAGCACTTGCACCAGCAATAATCATTTTTGGTTTAAGTTTTTCAGCTTGTATTTGAATTGTATTGTAATCTAAAAAGCCGTTCTCATCTACACCATAGTGATGTGATTCGTAAACCTTTCCGGAAATATTCACTTTAGCGCCGTGGGATAAGTGACCACCACTCGCCAGATCCATTCCAAGAATCTTATCGCCTGGCTTTAAGAACGCCTGATATACTGCAGTGTTTGCATTAGCACCACAATGAGGTTGAACGTTTGCAAACTTGCAACCATAGATATCTTTAAGTTTTTCAATGGCAAAAGTTTCAATCTCATCCATGTTCTTACACCCGTTGTAGTAACGCTTACCCGGGTAACCTTCAGCATATTTATTTGTAAATACGCTACCCGCCAATTCCATTACAGCATCACTAGCAAAGTTTTCACTTGCGATAAGTTCAATCGTTTTTGATTGACGTTGCCGTTCTCGTACTAAGATATTTTTAATACCTTTATCCATTACTGCTTCGAAGTTTTAATATGAACTGCATCAGGATCGATTAGATTAGCAGCATACTTCTCAATAAGTTCTTGACTTGATGCTCTAACAGGATTAATATCGATACCACCTCTACGTGCATATAGACACATTACTAATAGCTCGGAAGGTTCAAAAGCATCTTTTAATCTTTTATAAAAGCATTCACAAATCTCTTCATGGAAATGACACTCATCTCTATACGATACTACGTAGTTCTTAATACTATGCGCATCAATAGCAGTCTTTGATTTAATATAAATGAATACATCTCCCCAGTCAGGTTGCGAGGTAACGCGGCAGTTACTCTTCAATAGACCTGAATAGAACTTTTGCTCTAAATCTCTTTCACGACTTACACCTTCTAATAAACTAGGGTCTTCAGTATATTGAGTATATGTAAAATCTTTATGATCTTCGAGTAAATCTACATTCTGATAATCACCGATATCCCACTCACTATTAGGACTATCGAATTTCTTATTAACGCGATCACCATCTTGGAATTTAACTTGAACATCTGTCTGTAATAATCTACTTAGATCTTTACTTGCAGTATTTTCAAATGCAGCAACAGCTTCATCTTTATCGGCAGCTATTTTAGTCATATTAAAGGAATTAAAGTACAACTTAATACTCTTACTTTCAACAATATATTTACTGCTACAAGGATATACACATTTTACAACACCAGTTACTGGGCGACCATTATCGAGGAGGAATGAACATTCATAAGCATTCCACGTATCAGATCCTACGAAAGGTAAATCATCATCAAATATATTTAAATATACTCGATTATTACTACGAGGTTCTCTTACAAGCAGTCCAGAATCATACGCGCTCTTATATTGAGACGTTTGACCTAAATGCTTACTAATTCTACTATTGTCTAATTCTTTATTTGCCATAATTATCTACTATATTATAAATTGTCTTCATACGATTATCAACTGATCCGCTTAACCTTACTACATTTAAATTAAAATGAGTTATGGCTTCCTCAAAAAGATTAATTATCGTATCTCTAAATTCTACATCTACGCTCCGCTCACCATCGTCTACTAATTCTATATCAGGCTCAGTATAAAATATTACATCAATTTTATCAATTAACTTTTGAAATAATAACTCTGCATAGCTGTATACCTCTATACTCACCTTCTTAGTATGATATTGATACATCGTATAAATTAAACCATCTAAGATACACCTATCCAATATAACATCCTTATCTCTATAGTTAAGATAATTATGCAAATGTCTATTAAGAATAGCTAATTGAGTTATTTCGTCACCTTCTTCATTGATAGTTAGACCATAGGTTTTCTTTACCCATCGCGTAACTTCAGGTTCAAAATTATATTTCTTAAACTTTTCATCAACTTTACACTTTTCAAGTAGAGTCGACTTACCAGTACTTTGAGCTCCTGTAAAACTTATTACCATCTGTTAATTATTTTTTTAAAGTTAATCACGTTATAATCTATATGTTCTATTTGCGTATCAGTAACTTCATGATCTATTAAATCAGCAAGCTTGATAGAAGGCTTTTCTTTTAACCCCAGGTCACCATTATACTTAAGTTCCTTAATACCAGCGACAACCGGGTTAGACGTATCGACGGTTCTAATACTTCTATCATCCGCATAATGACTAAATTCCTTAGCTAACGAGCACCCTAGAAGGTGATGAGGTTTATTATTATTCCATATACCATCTCTTTTAAGATCGTCTATAAATTTACGGCGACCATCACACCATCTTTCAAGCGTATTCTTACCTCTACCGGTTGTTATATAATAACTATAGTCAAAGCTAATTGCAATATAATCAGCGTGATCTGACATAAATTTATAACACTCAACCAGCTCGTCATATGACTTACCTTGTACGACTCCAATCTGCAGCCCGGGCAGATCTTCATGCTTTTTATTAAAGTCTATAAACTGTTGAATAGTCTGATAACCGTCTTCTAAGACATCCGGCACGATATAATAAGTAGGTTTTAATTCCTTTACATATTCTGCAAACTTATCTGAATCAAACGATTCACCTAATTCAAAAATACTATTATCCAGTAAAACCTCTCTATCGAGACTTATACTATGTTTAAAGAAATTATAATAATCCGGATGCGTTTCAAATAAATGTACTAACGCATAGTCGTAATCATTATAATCTCGGGAATCGCTTAATATACTAATTGGACTTTCATGAGATACTAACATACATTGATTATAGTATATAAACTGTGATTATCAAGTAAATAGTTATATGGCTATATCTTTTAATTCTGACTCTCTTTCAACTGGTCTGAAGAAGGTTAACCCCTCTTCCCTTAAGGGGTTATCTCCAAAAATTAAAACATTTAATATTAATTCTGCAATAAGTGATGTAACTTCGCTAATTAAAGATAAAGTCAGCAGTGCGGTTAATAATTTTAAAAATATTAAGACAGGGGCAATCCCCGAACTTAATATACCTAGCATTGACCCTACTGCTTATTTCGAACCTATTAATATAGACGTCGAAGCAAGTATTGCTTCTCTCGGAGATATACAAAATAAGTTAAACATTGATAGTCTCAAAAAGCAGGATCTGTTAAATAATCAATTTAATGGTATAGATGCTAATAATATTTCTACTGACGAGTTAGCTAAATTCCAAGGGGACTTGTTTAAAGATGTTCAGTCGAGCGTAGGTAACATATCTAATACGCAGTTACGTGATTTTAATGTAGATAGCTTAAAACAGCAAGAGTTTATTAATAGTACTGCAGCTAATGTAGTTACAGATGCTAAAGCTGCTGCTGAAAAAGGGATTGGAGATGCTAGTCAGGCAGCAACTCAGTTAAAATCAGTCGATTCATTGGACAGCCTTGTTGATAAAAAAAATATTTTTATTTAAATAATAGTATACAATGAAAAAATACTACGGTAATCATATAGGTATAGTCATCCAAAATAATGACCCGGATAAAGCTGGTAGGATAAAGATATTTATACCTCATATATCTTCTACGGTTTATAATAACTGGGTAAGAGATGGTAAAAATAAAACTTTAAAATTTATAGGTAATAATATAAATGAAGATTTGACCGAGGTTTTAGATGATTTAAAAAAGGTAACACCGTGGGCTGATTGTGCAGCTCCTTTGGCTGGTGAAAGCTCTAGTGGTAGGTTTAATAATTTTAATCTAACAGGTAGTGTCTCGGATAGTAACTTCTTGGATACGGTAACAAGTGCAACTTCTGCTCTAACAGGCGAGGGGGCTGCTCCTAGTAACTTTTATGATGAAACAACCCGTGTTACAGACGCTTTTACTAACGCATCAGATAATGTAAATAGACCTAACCCTCTATCGTATGAGTATAAGCCTAACGGTTATTCGAATGAAGCTAAAGGTGCATTTTGTGTACCATCTGTAGGCGCTCATGTTTGGGTATTCTTTAGAGAAGGTAATCCAAACTTCCCAGTATATTTTGCAGCTAGTTTCGGTCAATCTGACTGGCAGGGTATATACGAATCACAGAATGAACCTGGTTTAGACTATCCCGGTACATACGAAAATAAAAATGCTAGTATAACAGAATATAATAATAATGTAGAAGCATATAGAAACAAGTATGTTATTAATCAAAAAGGAGGTACATTAGAATTTGTTAATAGTGATTTAAATGAGAAGGTTAGAATGACACATTATTCCGGGTCGTTTAAAGAGATGAATAATCAATCTACGATTGAGCTCAATACTAAGAACAAGCAAGGATTAACTCTTAATGATTCATACGATACTGTTAGAGGATTTAAAAATGAGTATACTGGTAAGAATTTAGATGAGATAGTATATAGAGACAAATATAAAAAAGTAGGCTCATTAAATGAAGAGTACTTTAAGAAATGGAAAGATCTTGTAGCTGGTATACAGGAGTTTAAACAACTATTTGAGATAAAGCGAACCGGTGATAATAGCGTAAAGGATTCTAACGATATTACAATTTTAAAGCGTAATAGTTTGCTTCAAGAACAAAAAGGTACGTTTGCTAATTACCCTGTAACTAATACTGATACGTATTCTGCGTTAATGAATGCGTCAAATCCTGACCCGGGGTTAAAAACAAATGAAGGAGCTTCAGCTATTAATGACTCCAAAACTGGAGCTTCAGCTCAAACAGCAAATGCCACTAGATGGGTAACCCAAAGCGGTAAAACATTTGTTAATGGCAGCGGTAAGAGCTTATCTACGCAAGATGGTACCTGGGATGTAGATGATAGGAAAGACAAACTTAAAGAATTGCTAGAAGCAAGCTTACCGGAGTTAACAGCAATAGAGCAAGAATTAGGTATCGGTGGTAGTGAGATTACCCAAATTACTAAGCATAAGATGGAGACCGTTGGAATGCTAATGAATGATTTTGGTAGTATTAGAATGGATAATGCTGGTAAGCTTTTAAGTAATGAGGTATTAATTGACAATAACGTGGTTTATGTTAATAAGATCGAAAGCCCGTTAGTTGAATATGTACATGTTCAAGATCTACCCGGTGGTAATTCTACATTAAATGTATGCAATAGATACAACGTAATGGTTGGTGCAGGTGGGTTAAATCTTAAATCGTACGGGCCTACAAATATAACAGGTACAGTTACTAATGTTACAGGTGAGCAAGTAAATGTAGCGTCTGAGAATGAAATCAACATAGATGCAAAGACTATTAATATAAGCGCTGAAATATTAAGACTTAGAAATAA